TGAGACAGGGAATGGCATTGGGTGAAAACTTACGCGAATGGTTGGAAGCTCTTACAGAAGTACTTATACAATCGAATGCTCATCAGCATGGCGCACCAACACCATTAGGATATCATCCTGATAATGGAATTGGCGGTCTACCAGGAAGCCAAAGAACAAAATTACGAGAATTAAAACAATATTTATCAAAAGATGTAAATGATATAGTTAGCATTCATCATTTCATTGAAGATAATCAAGAAGATAAAAATGTTACACCGGAGGGAGAAGAAGAATGAAAAAATCCGAATTAAAAATGCTCATACGAGAAATAGTGAGAGAAGAAGTTAGAATTGAATTACGTAGTTTTCTTAAAGAATCTAAAATGAATAAAAGAAAACAAAGTATTCCACAACCAAAGAAAAAAACTAAAAATGGCGGAATTAATTATACGAAAAATAAAGTATTGAATGAATTGTTGAATGAAACAGCGCACGCTTCCGATGAATGGAAAACGATGGGAAGTGAGACCTTCACAACAGATTCGATGCAATCAATTTTAAATAAAAGTTATAGTGGGATGATGAATGGGGGTGAGAAAGCAACACCAAATGTAATGGATAATGAAATGCTCGTCAATGCTGGAGTGAAAGATCGTGATGCAGTTCCAGAACATATTACAAAAGCGCTCACGAGAGATTATAGTGGTTTAATGAAACATATTGATAAGAAAAGGGGAATATAGCATGGCGTCGTTAGAAGAAGATCTTTACGAAGCTTTTGTTGGCGCAACCGTTGGAGACCAATACGGATTTGGAACAGATGAAGGTAAGACAATTCTTATTGAAACAGAAGAAGATGATGGTAAGATAAAAGAATTAGCACACGGTATCGCCACAGCGATTCATGAATGGATAACGAAACAGACATTTACAATTATAGAGATGAAAGCTGTGGCTGAAATAGAAAAATTCCGAGTGGATACAGTAGGTGGTATAAAAATGCTAGCAGGAATACCAACGGCAGGCTCTCCTGCGGCACAGGTAACAACTGCACCAGGACAGTCTATGCCAATAAATTTATCAAAGTCATCTGGACTGTTGTCTACATTCGGACATGCATATATCGGTTCTCCAGCTACGACAGTGAAAGGTGCCGCAGGAGCATCGGATACATCAACAGGTCAATGGAATACATATTCAAAAGTAAAATTAAATCCAAAGACTAAAAAAGATTTATATATAATGTAATCATAATGGCAATTCGAGACACAACCAAAAAACCATTTATCGAAGATCGAGATAGTAATATTTTTATCGGAATCGATTATCCCTTTAGAAAATCTAATGGTGTTGAAGGATATTTTACTAGCACCAATACTACTATCGAGGCAGTGAAAAATAATATTAAGATGTTATTAAATACACATAAGGGCGAGAGATTAATGCAGCCAAGGTTAGGTACAAGATTAAAAAGATTTTTATTTGAGCAATTTACAGAAGATACTACGATCGCCGTACAAAATGAAATTGTTGATATATTTAATCGTTGGTTACCATTTGTGGAAATAAGAGAAATAGATATCAGTATGGATGAATTAGATGCAATAGGGAAAAATAAAATGACGATATCTATTCTATTTAATATAATACGCGATTCTAATACGTTAGAATCAGTTAAAGTTGAAATAGGAGAAACAAGTGCCATATAGTGATAAAAATTTTAAAGAAACAAATGTTAATTATTTAAATAAAGATTTCGCTAGTTTAAAAAATAATTTAATTGAATATACGAAATCATATTTTCCTAATACATATAAAGATTTTAACGAAACATCCCCCGGAATGATGATGATCGAAATGTCAGCATATGTCGGCGACGTGCTGTCTTTTTATATAGATCAACAATATCGAGAAATGCTATTACCATTAGCAGAAGAAAGGCATAATATAAATAATATTGCGAAGATGTTGGGTTATAAAATAAAACCTATTATACCAGCTTATGCAGATTTAACATTTACTCAAACTGTTAGTGCAACCAGTGATGGAAATATAGATTATAGTTCTCTTACATATAATACAATTCCATCAAGTACTAAGATTATTTCAGCCGCGGATTCTAGTATTATATTCGAGACATTAGATATTGTTGATTTTGAAGTCAGCGGTTCAGGTATTTTTAGCAGTGAAGATGAATCCGGTCATGATAGCCAAGGCGTGACAAACCAATGGGAAATGAAAAGAAGGGTTAGAGCAATATCAGGCGAATCAAAAACCAAAACATTTAATATAGGTACACCAGTTAAATTTTTAGAATTAAAATTACCTGAAACTAATGTTGTAAATATAGTGAGCGTACGAGATGCTAATAATAATGAATGGTACGAAGTAGATTATTTAGCTCAAGATAAAGTTGCTGCTGAAACCCTCAGGACAGGTACAGATGCTTATGCAGATGCAGGAACACCATTGGACCCGCTCATAGCTGTTCCGTATACATTAGAATTTATTAGAACTGATAAACGGTTTATTGTTGAAACAAACGATGACAATACAACTTCACTTATATTCGGTAACGGTATTTTGAGATCAGGACAGAGCATTGAAGCTCAGTATCTACAATCAGAACAAGTCGGAATAACAATTCCAGGTATTACTGAAACTTTGACAACATCAATTGATCCCTTTCTTGGTGATGAACGTTCTTCTTTAGGTGAAACACCAATGCATACTATCTTATCTGTGACATATAGAATAGGCGGCGGGATAAAAGCAAATACTTCTTCAGGGGATTTAACAACTCTTGATACTGCCTTATCAAACGTCATAGTTACTAATGAAGATCCAGCGCGAGGGGGCTCAGACCAAGAAACAATTGATGAAATACGACATCGAGCTCGAGCAAATTTTGCATCACAGAAACGATGTGTAACGAAGCAAGATTATGAAGCTAGAATTATGGCAATGCCAGCTAAGTTCGGTAATATCGCTAAAGTGTATGTGGCTCGTACTGAATTTCCGGAAATGATTAATCAGCAGGTCGCTACTGTTATTAATGAAGCTGGAATATTTTTTGATGAAAATTGGACATGGCTTGACGATGGTATTTTTGACGAAACCGATTCATCTGTGATTGTACCTGAAACAGCAGCGGATTTAAATGATATTCTTGAATCAATTCGCGATTTAAGAAATACAGTAGGAGATATACCAGATATTGCACAAAGCCAACTCAGTTCTATAACGGCATGGGTGTTATCATATGATGATAATAAGAACTTAGTTAGAATTACTAATCCCGATCATCTTATTTTTAGAAATTTAAAAAACTATCTATCTGAATTCAGAATATTGACAGATGATGTTGTGATCAACCCCGGATTTATTATTAATTTTGGCGTTTTGTTTAAAGTATATAGTCACAAACATGTAAATAAACAAAATGTAAAATTGGACTGTATTGAAAAAATAACTGATTATTTTAGTATTGATAAAATGCAATTTAGACAACCCATTTACGTTAGTGAACTCGAATATGAATTGATGGGTATTGATGGAGTGAGATCTGTAGATTATGTATGTTTAACCCAAAATAATAATTGGAAAGATACATCTACCGGAACAGGCGCATTCGATCCTGCACTATGGCATACAGAATGGGATCCAGATGCAAATGGAGGGGCATGGGATAATCAATATGGAACTGCTGGTTATGGATATAAGTTCGATTTTTCTTCAGCTGAGCAGGGAGGTATCATTTTACCATCAGTCACACCATCAATATTTGAATTAAAAAACTCAAAAACAAATATAAAAGGAGTAGTACTGTAATGCATTATTTCATTTACGCAACAAAGGATGCCTGGATATCGAGTGGCTCGAGCCACATCGATGGAACATCTTATCGAGATCAAAATTTTGGACAAGATGAAATTCTTGAAATTAAAAAAGAATTTTGGAATAGATCGTTTGACTATCAAACAAGAGCTTTAATCTCATTTAAGGGAAGTGAATTTACATCAGTATCACAATCAATTGTAGCAGGTGAAATTACTAATCCAAAATTTTATTTAAGATTATATGAAGCAGAGGGAAGTCAAGACTTAACTCTTGACTATAAACTAACAGCTGTTCCTTTATCTCAATCTTGGGACGAAGGTGTAGGAAAATTTGGAGATAGTCCAAAAGTTACGAATGGTGTGAGTTGGGAAAATAGAAACTATTATCCAGGTTCGACTGAGGTGACTTGGAGTAACACGGAGGGATCTGCAAATTACGGTGGGGCTGTCATGACAGGAAGTTGGGATGCATCCCAATCATTTTCATCTGAATCACCTGATGTAGAGATGGATGTAACAGATATAGTTAATTATTGGTTTGGACAAACTGGGTCAAACGAAGGATTTTTGATAAGATTTTCAGGAAGCCAAGAAACTAATGATATCACATTTGGTCAATTAAAATTTTTCTCTTCACAAACAAATACAATCTATTCTCCAAAATTAGAAATCAGGTGGGATGATCATAAACCCTGCACAGGATCGAATACAGGAAGTCTTCTCCCGATAACGATGAGCGGTGAAGCTGAAAATATACTTTATATGAAACATCTTAGAGAAAGTTATAAAGAAAATGAAAGGGTTAAATTTCGAGTGATGCCGAGAAAACGATATATTCAAAAAACTTTTTCGAGATCAGCTCAAACTATTACAGGCTCATTTATTGGTGAAGGGAGTGGTTCATATTCAATCGTCGATGTAGCGACAGGAGAAAATATTGTACCATTTAGTTCTTATACTTCTATGAGTTGTGATTCGACTAGTAATTATTTTATTCAGTGGTTAAATGGATTTCAATCCAACCGCGTATATAAAATTTTATATAAATTGAAATATCGTGACGGTCAGGAATTGATTTATGATGATGGTTTTGAATTTAAAATTAGATCTTAGGAGTTATAATGGCAACGAAAGAACAAATCGCCGATAAGATAACGGAATTACTTATTGAACATTTTGATAAATTTCAGAATTATTCAATTGGCGGGAGCCCAATCGATATACCGTATTTTCAACGTGTTGTAAGAGATGGTAGAGTAAAGCAGGCAGGTTCAGATAGACGTTCAGAAGATGAAAGACTTGTGCTGTATCGCAGTGATGTAAAGGCTAATGAAGAAGATTTAGGCTTGCTTGATTTTATCCATGATACTTATCCTGGCTTGATAACAGATCAGATTGAATTAGCCATTACTGATGGTGCAGGCTATGTACAACCAGATGGAACGATCAATCACAATTTTATAAGATTAGTAGTAGCCGGAGACGTCATTTCATTCAGCAATAATCTTGCAGATGTATATTTTCAAGATAACTTAAGTCAATTTGTTGATTTTAATCAAACATATGTACCGATAGATTCAGATAAAGTAGCGCAAGTTCTCGATACAAGTATTACTGAACTCGTACCACCATCTTTAACTCAACAGCAAAGAATAAATAGATTTTTTCGCGAATTTGTAAAATTGTCACCGCCGGATGCTAGGTTAGAAGGTGATGGTTTTGGTCCACCATTACAGGATAATTATAATGCAGATGGTTCGCCGGGAACAGACGGCTATACTGATACTATCGATCCTGTAGCCGCTGATGTATATGCAGATTTATACAATATATCAAACGCGACAGACGATTTAGAAAATCGATATATTACTTGGCGTGCTGATGATGAAGATACTAATAATAGCGGAAAAAGTTTAGAATGGTTGCGGAAGCAATTAAATGATCAGTACTTTCTCCAACAAGAACCTGTATTTGATCTCGAAGATGGGAGACCGGAATATTCTTCACGTTCTGCTGGATATTTGAAGATCAGAGGATTGAATCAAGCAATCATTATTAGGAATGAAGAATCGAGTGACATTGGTTTAATTGGGCAGGATCCGAACAATCCGATATGGCGAGATGGTGGTTTCACTATTGCGATGTGGGTGAGATTTTTAGATAAAGTCAATTCCGGAACGCTATTCAACTTCGGCAATCCGTTGAGAAATAATGATCCGATGGGATTTTCGCTCGAAACATTTATTACTGAACGAGAGAGTTATGCTGGAGAGTCTGGGGTTGGATATTTTGATAACACTCAAACGTTTGAACAAAATGGATTTTTCATATCTGAAGATGTCGAGAGATTCGTCAGATTAGTTGTTCGCGATGGTACTGGTGTTGTAAGAGATTCACATGTAGGAAATGTTTGGATGGATAGAAT